CAATATAGAATTCATAGTAGAGAAGATACGAATATCTAAAAGATCCTCAATAACTTCTCTACGGTTGGGGGGGTTGAGTTGCATAAAAGGAACAAAGCATGACGATCCTAAGACCACCACCTGAGTAAATGATTTATAATTCAACCTCAGTATACTTTGCTCCAGATGTTTTTGCTGCTCATTGATCGCTGCTTCTTGGGAAAGCATTTGACCATCAAGATAAATTTCAAACAACGTAGGTTTGAATCCACGTCGTATCATATAGTCACGGGAACCAATACTAAATTCAATCTCAACGAGCAGATCCCTCTCGTTAACCGCATTCACTAATTGTGCTTTGGTTATCTTACGAAAAGGTTTATTGAACAAACCAAAACAGATAGCATCTAGAAATGTAGATTTACCTGCACCGTTTGCTCCAACTATCAAGGTAGCAGGACTTGCATCCAGTCTTATCTCACTAAAAACATTACCAGTTGAAAGAAAATTCTTCCAACGTACAGACTTAAATAGAATCATTCGACAAAAATTAATCCCTTGGGGGCACGACTATATCGTCAGGAGTGACAACATAATATTCATGACCGTGTGTAACGCAAGCTTGAATTATCTCTCGATCATTCACCTCTACCACTGACATGTCTGGGAAGTCATCAGCTTCCAGAAGTCCAGCATAGCGTAAAGCGTCGTCTTTGTCAAGGAACATGTAAACAACCTTACCATTTGATGCTTGAACAGCGTAAGCACCCTCTTGTTCTTTGCCTTGTAATTGAAGAATGTACATCAAACTAACTCCAGTGCTTCCACGTATAAGGATTTTAATATACTTTTAAGTGCAGGTTTGTCAGAATACTCTATGTCATCAACATATTTTTCTAGTATTGTAAGAGTGTCTTCCTTTTCAATATCAATCTCTTCATTAAGATCCTGTTCAAATGATGGATCCTCTATAACTTTGATCTCATGCACACCTGCAGCATACAATTGACTAATAAAGAATTCAAATTTATCAGTATCAGTTTTCTTTTCTACAATAATCTTTATAAAGTTACTAGTATAGTCAGCATAATTAAACTTACTACTATTTAACTGATCTTCATTATAGTAAATCTTAGAATATATCTCATAAGGGTTCGGTATAAACTCCAATTGCTGAGTTTCAGTATCAAATATATGGAAACCACGCTTACAATTATAGTCATTCCAATAGATTTGGTAGGGATTACCTAGGTATGTTATGTTCTCTCTCGTACTTCTTTGATGATAATGACCTGAGAATACCTTATCAAACTTTCTATAAGGAGAAGTGGCAGCACCATGATCCATGATGTAACCTCTATGTGCTTCAAATCCATTGAGTTCTAGGTGTCCCATTGCTACTGGACACTTACTCTTTGCTATCAGATCATATGTTTCATCATGATTCTCTGAGTTTATCCAAGGTACAAATAGAATAGGTAGTCCTCCTATCTCTACTTCAGTTGCTTTAGAATATATTTCTACGTTATCATACTCTCCAACTACACTGACTAATGTGTTAACTAAATTAGTATCTTTAAAGTATGCTGTGTGATTACCTACAAGAGAATGAACTGTAACACCCATGTCTTTTAGCACATCAAAATAGTTATGAGTTGCCCACTGTGCTGCCCAGATGTCTAAGTTTCTACGGTTGTCAAATGTATCTCCTAAGTCAAGAACTGTTTTGATGCCACGTTTTTTTAGGGTAGGAAAGAATACATTTCTATAAAACTTCTTAAAGAAATCATGGAATATTCTACTGGACTTCCTTGCACCAAAGTGTTGATCTGTTATTATCGCTATCTTCATCGTGTACGTAGTAAAGGTGGAAGGTGTCCTGTCATATTCATGCCAAAGAAATTAAGAGTGAGTCTAGGTTTAGTCCCAAATGTTTTAACTCCATGGTGAGTTTTACCACTGAACAATACAAATCTATTGTAAATATTCTCAACGGTAACAGTCTCAGTGTACTGTTCTCTCATGGAATCCCATGCTTCGTTGTACTCATCAATATCTACAACTCCTTCTTTGTAAAGTTTTTCCTTCTGTTGTATTTCTTCTGAAGTTTGGTGGGAAAATCCATGCTTAGGAGTGAAGACCGAAGTACCTGAGTTGGGACAAGGGTTCTTTGACAAGTATACTATACCACCAAACCATGTGTCAATGTCTTGATGTATCCATCCTTGGTTTCTTTTATCCCATTGATCCTCTGCAAATGGTTCTATCTTCTGGAAATGAGCTTGCAACTCCCAGTATGCAGGTATTGTATCATGGAATAGATGGTGGATCTTCTCGCCAATATAGGTAAACAAACGATCATTTTCTGTATGAAGTTGCTTAGTTCTTAGACCTGGCCAGTTTCCTGTCTCAGGTGGATACCATTTTAATTCTTCTGCGAGCTTAACAATTTCATCAGGATCATCGAAGAAGTCATCTACGATGGTTACAGGATATGTCATGCATTACTAATTTTTATTTCTACGTTTTCCTTAATAGTATTATAGTCTGAATGACCTGTTTTGTCATCTGTATGAAATACTTGATCGTATCCAGACTTGGTTAGAATCTTATTCTTTATCTCTAACTGACGTTTTTCTTTCTGTATTCTTCTCAAGAATGCATAGTATATAATCTGAGTAAAATAAGCAAAAGGGTTCTTAGACTTCTCTGGATTGAAGTTCTCTATGTATTGAACACAGTTCTCTATGCCATCACATATCATATCCTCACGGAACATGTAGTTGACAAAATTTGGTTTATATGATAGGTGTGTAGCAATCTTTAAAAAACACTCACCAATGTAATTACTAATTGGTGGTCTGGATTCACCTGCTTCTTTTGCTCTAGCACACTGTGCTTTAAAAACAACAAGTGCTTCTAGAAATTCTTTATTGTTTACATAATGCTCACTCTGTACCCTTTTTCTAACGGCCATATCGGTTTCTCTTTGTCTATATTTTACAAGGTTTTAGGGGGAAAGTCAAGGGGGGCTTGACAAGTGGTAGTAAAGTGTGTACACTACGAGTGTGCGAGTTCAAGGGATGGTTATATACCAAATAGTTTATCTAAGTTAACTCTAGCCTCCTCTACGGTACTTAGGCGACCTTGACCAGTAATAAAGTCACCGCCCAACTTCCTTAGAGACATAGCGTAAAAGATCTGAACCTCAGTATCTACCTCTACTATAGTTATAACTTTATCTTTGGGTATAATAAACTCTTCTTCTTTAGAGAACTTCATCCATGGTTGAACCTTTGCACCAATTATTTTATTTGGTAGAGTTACTTCTTCTACATGTATAGGATTCTCTACGATTAAATAATCTCCATTTGCATCTTGTACATGTGTTACCATAGCAAGTATTTCCTCCCCAGAGACTAATTTTATAGCCGCGAGAAATTCTGGTTTCTTATCTTTATCTGATTCTGACATCTATAAACTCGTAGTTAAAGTTCTCTTCATTGTATATTTTTACTCTTTCAATAAGATGATTAAGGGTATAGTTCTTTTTAGAACCTTTCGATATGTCATCTGCAATGTCATATAAGACTGCCTTAGTCTTATGATCTCCTTTCCTCAAGACCCTACCGATCGACTGGAGGTTCCTGATTTTCGATTTCGATGGCGAAGCAAAGACAACGTTATGTAAGTTCCGAATATTAATCCCAGTGCTAAAAGTCCCATAGGATGCCACTATAATACTGTCATGTGTAGTTTCAGCGATCCTTCTTGCCTTTTCTCTGTCCTCGGTATCGACCCCACCGTGTACCAAAAAGACTAATCTGTCTTCTCCTACCTTATTATTTATCATGTCAAAAAGGGGCATACCATGCCGTTCAACGTAGTTGAACAGGACGAGAGTGTTACCAGATAGGTCACAAACTAGGTTTCGTATGAATTTATTACGCCCTTCATGCTCAACAAGGTAGTCCATCTCCTCTTGATAGTTATCAAAGGTAGTAGAATCATGCTTGAGTATTAGTACTTTGATTTCAAATTCAGAAAGGTGCCCTTCTTTTATAAGGGTTTCTGTCTTAGTAACCTTATCGACAGTACCAAATACACCTTCGAGAACAAGGCGGTTTGTTTGTGTACCATCCAAAGTACCTGTAAACCCTACGCGATATTTACAATCGTGGAGTTTATTCATGATGCTTGTCAAAGACTTTGCCTTAAACAAGTGTGCTTCATCTCCTATTATAGCACCAAATCTTTCAAAATAGTTTTTAGGTAACTTATATACTGACTGCCATGTGGTAATGATCACATCCTTGTCAGACCTAGGATCAGTACCTGCATATACTTTATGACAATGTGCCTTTGCGTTCCAACCATAGTCCTCAAAGTCCTTGTACATCTGCTCTACCAGTGATGTAGTTGGAACTACTATGAGTGTTTGTAATTTCTTTGCTGTCCAGAATCTAGACAGTGCATAGATCATTAGTGATTTACCAGAACCTGTAGGTGACAGTAATAGTTTACGCTTGTTGCGTAATGCTTCGTAGATACCTTTGTACTGATAGTCTCTAACTTTGTGTGGTAACTTTAATGTTTTTATCCAGTCTCCTAGTCCTTCGGGTGTAATGAACTCATCCACTTCTGATGGAAGTCCGTAAAATTCGTTGTCCCGATGTATGACTTCGTACCCCCTTTGCTCGCAAAACGCAACAATATAAGGGAGAAGACCAACATAAATCTCGCCTGTACCTGGGGAGAATAGTTTAATTTTCCCATCCCAATACCTCTTCTTGTAAGCTGACATGAACTTAGCTTGAGGAACCTCGAAGGTAAACTCGTCTGCCAACTCGTATTGAACGTGGGGTTCACATTCTACTGTTAGGTAAACTTCGTTTTTCTTCTGAATGTATACATTAGATTTCATAACCCTTCAAAAATTTCGCGAACTCAATCGCATTCTTAATGTAGAATGATCGGTTATTAATCGCTTGCATAATCGCTTTTAATGCCTCAACCATCTGGTTATAGTACTTCAGCTTCAGAACGGATCTCATATATTCTTCATCAGATTCCAGATATATGGGTACATCTGTTTTGAGAAGTTTAAGGTGAAAGGGTTTTTCCGATTTACCTGTATAGTACTCCCACCTTTCTCGGTAGGTTCGCTTTACATCTAACTCACCTTGATCCCGAAGGGTAGTGAATGTATTGTAAAGTCTTAAGTATTTAGCGTGT